TACAATCCAAGATGTAGGAATATTAGTACGATCTCCATAAGTATAAGATCCATCTTCTTCAATATATGCTGCAAACAATTTAATAGAGTGTTTGTCTTTAGAGAATAACCAACCTTCGTTAACAGGATTAGCTAATTTCATATTAATAAATTCTTTTTTCTCTGCCCAACCTGAATCACTTACACAGTCAACCCACTCAACTCTGTATTTGTCATAAGGTAATATATGAGAATCTTGTGAGAAAGATATTTTCTTTTTAGTGTAACGTTTTTTTGTCATGTGCAGCCCATATAAATGTTGAATGATCGTTTTCGTCTAATGCATCCATAATGTTATCAGGCACTTTATGACCTTCTTCATCAAATACTAATTGTAAATATGTACTGTAAATTATTGCAAGAGCCATAGCATCAGCAGCTCTAACTGACATATCAGGGTGTTGACCTTTAATAAAATCTCCAATAGCTGCAGGTTTTACATTAGTCAAAAAAGTCTCTGAATAAGGTTGTTTTCTTTTAGGAAACTTTAAAATCTTAGTCATAATTACGTACCTCTGGCGAGGATATTTATATTAGTTATTTGGGTTGCAGTAAAAAATCAACATTATTTTGTATCTTAGGTACAAGTTCATCATACACAGTACGCCATAACATAGAATCATCATAAAAAAAGTTCTTATTTTTCCACATATTGTGGTAATGATCATAAAATCTACGACATATTTCAATAGCATCTATGTCTAATTTAATCCAAAAATCTTTTTCACTCATACCATTTGTATGTAATAAATGATGGTGAGGATAACAAAGAGGTACAGTATATTGATCTCCAACTTTCTGTGAGAAACCTCTAGGCATAGCAAAAGTAATATGATGAGCTTGACATCTTGTGTCCTGGCAAAGTATACAAGGATTAGATGCTACCCACTTTAGATACTCTTTGTCTTTGATTCTTTGTGCCTTGTCCTCTGATAGTATTGTGCACTTTTTTGTAGCCATAATAAATTGCTAAACTAGATAGTCCTTCATGTACGTTGTTAGATGCTCTGCGTTCTGACATACTTAACATATGTGCTATCTCAATGATACCAAAATTATAATGACAAAACAACTTCATAAATTTAGATAATCTAGTTCCTATCTCATCATCAACATCTTTAACTGCAAGTGCAGCTCCAAGAGATGATGTAATAAAATCTGTATTAGTTCCATCAATTCGTTCTTTTAAAACATTACCAGTACCACCACCTTGAAGTTCACACATAAGACGATACCTAGATCCAGCTTCATATTCTTCAATAGATATAAGCTTTCTATGAAACATATACATTAAACGAGACTCACGTATATTTAACCATACTTTACGTTTGTCTAAAATTGTAGATATTAACTCAGGTTTCTCTATTTGACGCATAAGATACTTTATAATTTTCTATTGCATTATCAACAAAAGATCTAAATTTTTTGTTTTTATTATATAAATTATTTAATCTATAAACTCTATTTTTATTACAATTATGCAAACGAGCAATAGTGCTCTTACACCCATACACTTGTGTAGGGTGCAATAGCCATGAAATTAAAATACATAAATTATATATTTTATATTCGTTACTATTACCAACAGTTCTTTTACCTTTTAATATATCTAATGATACATTATAAGATGAACTACAATACTTTTGAATATTATTAACCATAAGGAGAAAAACATGAACATTGAATATAGACATAGTGCTTCAAAAACTAATAGTTTTATTGACAGTCCACCCTATTGGATTATCAATAACTTATATGATTTTGAATCTAAAGCAAATGCCAGAATGAAAATGGGCAGTACTGCTGAAGTTGCAGCAGAATATGCTTTGCAAAACCAAATCACTGATGAAGAAGCTATCATAGATTACGCAAAAACTGAATACCTAAAACTAGAAGGTGATGAGTCAGATGACGAATGCCTTTGGTCTGGTATTATTGCTAATCAGTTTGTAAAAGAATTACCACAGTTTGGTAAAATTGTTTCTTATCAAAATGAAAAACAAATACCTGGTGACAAATATGGCTTAAAATATGACGTTATAGGTAAAACTGACTTTGAGTTTGATGATGTAATCATAGATACTAAAGCTACTGCTTACATTAAAAGACTTAAATCTGGTGCTATTGATAGCAGATGGTACCCAAAAGACGCTGATTTGCGTCAACAAGCCCTTTACAAAGACCTTTTTAATAAACCGACTGCATTGCTGTATTGTTCGTACAAAGACGTTTACAGCGTAGATATGGAAGGCAGAGAGGGTCATTTAGAGACCATTATACAAGCTATGAAACATATAGAACATATCTTGGATATTGCTAAAACAAAAGAAGACATAGTTAAAATGTTTCCATTGACTATGGATAACTTTAGATGGGGTAAATCAGATAATGAACCATCTAGAATATATGCAAAAAAAGTTTGGCAAGAAGCTTTTAAATAGGCTATAAGAACTAATGCAAAAGTTTGGAAATATAATAAAACAAATAAATAGGAGAACTAATATGGAACACGAGACGTTTGAATGCTCATTTAAAAAAGCATTCGAGAAAGACGATGGTCAAGTTACTGTATACGTTACCAAAGACGATGGTAGTGATATGACTATATATGGTGAAGCTTTGGGCTCATCAAGATGGCCGAAGGGAGCAAGACTTAAAATTGATGCACAGCCAGTAAGAACAAGTAAAACTGGTAAACAATATCAAACTGCAAGTAGAATAGAATGCTTAAGTGAAGTATCAGATAATTCTGGTACTGCATCAAGTATGGTTAGTGCTACTGGAGTTCAAGCAGTTAGAAATGTAGCTGATCAATTTTCAGAAAAATACAGATTGACTATGAGTAACCTTATAGGTTCTTATATGTCAGGTGGCAAAATACCAACTGAATCAGAGTTTCAACAAATTGATAATCTGGTAAGAAAAGTATTAGATGCAAAAGCTAATAGTGTTGATGAAATACTATCAGATGATCCACCATTTTAACAATTTCTTATCTCCCTCGAGTTAGAAAACTAGGCATTGCTACAGAATAAGGTTCTTCTCTGTAGTAGTGCCTTTTTATTATGAAAGGCAATTAAATGATTACAGAACAAAGATTAGAAAAAGCTTTAGCATTTTTATCTGAAACAGATGAAGGTAATGCAGAAGCTAATGCAAATGTTAAGTATCTTGATAGACTACTTAAACGTAAAAAAGCATTACATATAACTGGTAACACAGAAGATAAAAGCATATCTGCTAAAGAACAATCTTACTATGCAAGTGATACATATAAATCTGCAATAGATGAATTGTTTCAAGCAGAAGTTAAATCTTCTACATTAGAAAATAAACGTGATAAAGAAGGTCTTATTATAGATCTATTTAGAACATTAGAAGCAAGTAGACGTAAAAATAATATATGATTTATAAGTTTAAAAGATGGGTAATATTACCTGCTTATACAGAAATATTTGTTAATGCTGAATCAGATCAAGAAGCATTAAAAACTTTACGTGCTATAGATCCTACAACTTTAAATTGGCAAGAAACTGACGTATTAGAGCAGAGAATGACATATGAAGTTATAGATGAAAAGTCCTGAGAGATATTTGTTTAGAGCAATAATTAGTCAAGCAATACATGATGCTATGTATAATGGTTTAGACAAATATTATCTTATAGATAAACGTAACGCTATAGATTGGCTTATAGGTAATTCAATAGATTTTAGAACTATATGTCATTATGCAGAAATAGATCCAGAAATGGCTTGTAAAAAGTTTACTGCTGCTATGAAGTTAGATCTATATACATTAAGAGAAGATCAACATAAAGTGTTGAGCAAACCAAGAAAAAAATATAAACATAAAGGTAAATTTAGGTTAACATTTAATGAGCAAAGTTTGGAACAAACAGATTAAAGGTAGTCATTACCAAAAATATAAAATTCAACCAAGTAAATTTGTAGTAGAAAACAAACTTTTATTTCCTGAAGGATGTGCAATTAAGTATATAATTAGACACCAGGACAAAGGAGGTAAAGATGATTTGTTAAAAGCTATACACTTTATTGAAATGATAATAGAAAGAGATTATTCTTAACTTTTTTCTATTTCGTTACAAAAATAATTCATATATAACTTTCTATCTTCAATACTATCTTTCATTTCTACTGAGAAAGTTTGAATTAATTTTCCACCTGCATTTACACATTCTGACCATGAATTAAATTTAGTAGGTAATGTATTTGTATTATTACAAAATCCTGTAATTGCTGAACATATAGAAAAAGCTAATATAAATTTCATTATTCTAATATTAATTTTTTAATTGATTTACTACCATCAATGTTTGATTCTAACTCAGCCATTGACTTTATGCATTGATAAACAATGTTATTATTTTTATTTGTTCTCATTGCAATTCGTTTACCTTTAAGACAATCAGACATAGATACTTGTATTCTATGCTCTTTTATTTCTCCATTTATTATCATAAGTAAAGCTACAATTAATTCCATTAATGAGCTCCATTACCATTAGCTCTTACTTTATCTTTAAGATGTTCAATATCTTCTAATGCTTTATCTAACTGTGTTTTAAGAAATTCTATATTAACTTTATTAGTCATATTCATTTCTTGAGTAGATTGTAATTTTTCTACTGTCTTATATAAATCTTCTAATAAAAAATGTTGCTCTTGGTCAGTAGGTACTTGCTCTGATTTTTTAAGTAAATCATTTGTAAATAATTCTCTAGAAGTTTCTAATGATGTTAATCTACCAGTTAGTTCTGTGTATGCAATTACACCTGCTACTACACCAAAAATTATCATAGCCATATTACGTATTGGCATACTTACAGATGTATTTTCACTAATTTTCATTTAGCAATTTTTCCTTTATTAATTCCTTTTTTAATGACGTACTCTCTAGTACCAAACCCATTTGTTTGTACTTCTTTTTTAAGCTTCTTAAACAGCTCCATTTCTTTTTCTTTGTACTCTAGTTTCTTTGTATGTTCTTCTAATGATTTTGTGTCTCTCATCTTTAAACCTATTATTTTTTTCCCAAAAAGGTAACATATGTCCTGAATTTTTGTAACATTTAATACAAGAATATTCGTTATTTTTTAATGATATAAAGGCTTCAGTCATGCTAATATCTTTATTACACCACTTACACTCACCTCTTACTTCGGTCACTTTGGTTTACGCATAATGTCTGCACCTTTTAGACCATAAATAGCACTAACGACTCCTATGAATATAGCTTGATACCAGTAGGGCAGTTGTTTAAAATATTCAAAAAATATATCTAATCTATTACGAATCTCAGGATCGTCAGTGAACACAGAGTACCCCAATATAAGGATAGGAACAGATATAAGAATAAGGACAAACTCGTCTTTGTAACCTTGATCATTACTCTCAATAACTTTCGCTTTATATTCAATCTCACCTGTACTCATTTTTTCAGCATGTCTCATTTGAGCATCTGACATTAATTGTTTAGTTTTTTGTTTGTTTTGGTATATATGACTAGCAGTCTTAACACCCATAGATAATAAATTAAACCACATTATTTAATACCTTTCTTTTTTTGTTTAGTTCTTAATATGTTGACACGTTTATGCCAACACCATACACTAATTTTTGATGCGTATTTTTCTACGAAGCTGTAGAATTTGTTGGTAAACCTTCCCATGCTTTGTACATCCCCTCTACTAACAGCTCATCATCGTATGGCTGCATACCATTTTCCATTTGTATAATTGATTTTACTAATGGTAAATAATCTTCAATAGTATTGTTTAGTTCATCAGTAGGGTTTACTTCAAGTTTTCTGCAAACAAATGCAATGTAAGCATCTGTATCATTTTCACTTGGTGGAGCCCATCTTTCAATAATGCTTTCTACTGTAAATCTTTTATGGTGAAATCTATATGTTAAAAGTATTTTAACTAATGCTCTAATACCCCATACAGCTTCTTTAAATACACAAAAAACTGGATCAGATTGTTCATCTGCCAGTCCATCCCAGTCAGTACCTAATTTAATATTGCCTGGATTTTTATTTCTTATACCTCTAGGTAATTTTTCTGTTCCATCTGCCATGTTTATCTAAAACCATTGGGATTAATATTGGTAATCCATCAATGATAACTCCTGTTCCTATTACTGGTCTAGACTTCTGTAATTTATTATATTCAAAAGCTAAACTTTTCATGTTAATTAAACATCCAACTTGCATACCCCAAAGTAGTTCATTAGGATTGCTCCAATAATCTATTTTGAATGATGTGTGATAGTGTCCTTGGACAGTACACATACCATATTGCTGTGCAACTTTAAGTACGTCTTTATATTTACCATGACAGAAGTAAATTTTTTGACCATTAGATGCTTTAATAACCAAATCTTCGTGCCATGTCCAACCTTTGCCTACTCCAAGCATATGATTATATGACTTAAAGATCTCATGAGGTAATCCATGTTTAGTAGCTTTTCTAAAAACTAAGCTACCATGATTAGAATCCATTATGTATTGCTTAGGAAATAGTTCTTCTAATTCTTTAAAAAACTTTTTAGCAACTACAAGCTCATGACTTGGCGAGTATAAACCAGGATGTGAATCATGGAATGATATACTGTGCCAATCCATTTCATCACCTATGTTTACTACACAGTCAGGTTTATATTTTTCTTTGATTGCACTTAAAAAGTCAAGTGTATCTATATGATGATATGGTGCGTGTTGATCACTTATAACAAGTATTGATTTGCGAAGCATATTAAAGCTTTTACAACTATTTGACTAATAAATCTAGTCAACAAGGTACAACTTTTTGTTACAAGTTTTTTGTTAAAAGATATAAAAACTGTCCTAATAAACCTAATGCAATAGCTGATATAATGTATATAATTCTATCTACATCTTTCTGAATGTGAGCTAAATGATTGGTTTCTAGGATGTGCAGTTTTTGATCAATAAGATCAATTCTATTATGAACTTTTAAAATTTCTTCTGTATTTTCTGTGTGTCTACTCATTAGAATAATGTTTCGTAAGGAGACCTTACTAACCCTTTCGTTTTGTATTGTGTATATCTAGGCCCTTGGTATCTAGGGTGACCTAATTGCCCTAGTATAAAATCAACAGAAGTGTCTGCAGCTAAATCTAACGATAGACCATCTTTGAGCAAACCTTGTTCTATTGATGCTGTTGCTTGTTGCAGCCAAATAGGTAAAAATCTTTTACCAACATGACCACCGATTTTTAAACCTTTTTCAATAGCTTCATCATCTTTTTTAGTCATATTAGGACTCCACTTAGTAGTTAAGTATTGTTTGTTAGTTAATACTTCTATAACTGTTCTAGGTAGAGAACCAATTTTTTTAAGACCTGTAGATTGAGGTGCTGTAATCCAATGAAAAGGTTCCATTAATTGTTTAGAGAAGGTTAATACTTCACCATTCCCTAAGTCAATTCTTGTTGGATCTGTGTTTTCTAATATACTATGTCCTGAGAACATATAGTTTAATGCAGATCCTGCTACTGCATATGTAAGTGCAGCTCTAGCAAAATAGTATTGATATAACCTTCTAGCCATAGGATCACTTTCAAACCCTGGTAATGACTTAGCTATAATTCTTATGTTAGATATTGTCCAGTCTGGAGCAAACAATAGTAATTGTAAATAACCTCTAGATCCTGGAGTTAATGTAGTTTGTGCTAAATTTTTAACAAATCTATTTTCTATTCTTTGTGTTACTTGTGCCCAATTTTGTCCACCATATGCATCATTAGTAAATTGTGCAGCTCTCCTAGCTTTTTTGTAAATTTGTTCTTGTGTATCGCCAGGTTGTATTGCATTTTTACCTTTATTTAATGATGTAAGAAATGTATGTAATTTAGCAGAAGTAAATATTCTATCCCAAGTAATTCTATCAAAAAATTTAAATGTTCTTTCTATGTTTCCTTTTTGACTAATACCAAAATGTCTTTTAAGAAAAGTATCTACACCTCTTATGTTTTGATAAAATCTATCATAACCAACATCTTCAGGCATTGATATTTCTAAACCACTACCTTGTCCAAATCTAACTACATCATCATAGCCTTGAGCTCTTAGTTGTTTAATAGCGTGTGGATAATCTGTAAGATAATAACCTGGATCTTGTAATTGTTTTAATACTTCTGGTTTAGTTTTAGGACTTAAAAATTTACCTATAGTTTTAAACTTAGCTCCTGCAAACCATAACGATTCTACTAATGCACCAGCATGAAAAAATGAAAAGCCTACAGCTAATCGTTTCATCATAAGGTTAGTAGTAAACAATGCAGACATTAACTGTTGTTCAGTTGTTGCATCAAATACCATACGTAATGATGGTTCTATACCTTTATGTATTAAAGGAGTAAATCCTTTATCACCTGCAAAAAATGGATGATTAAATTGTGTATAATTTATTCTTTCTTGTGGATCTATAAAAGCAGCTTGTTTTCTAGTTCTAGCAAGAAATGGTTTAGTAAGTATATCTGTGCTTTTACCTATATAATTAGTTTCTAAAAAACGTAATACATTTTGTGTAGTTAATGACTTACCTGCTGCTTGAAGATATAATCTCATTAGTTCAGCTGGGTCATCCATACCAGGTCTAATTGTGTAACCCATTCTTAAACCTTGGTTAATATCTTCAAAGACTCTAGATCTATTAAATTTAAACTTAGGGTTATCTCCAGTAATAGCTGTTTCAAATTTATTAGTAAAACTAAACAGTTCACCTGTTTTACTTTTATACCCATCCCATAATAAAGGTAAGTAGTTAGATTTTTTATATTTAACTATACCTGCACCTTGAGTATTAAACATCTCATAAAACTCATTAAATATTTTAGAGATGTCATTGGCTGCATTTAGTTCTGCATCTGATAATAAACCTTTATTGAAAGGCTTAACATTTTTGTTAAATCTAAAATTTTCATCTACTGTAGCACCAGTTAGATAATAGAATACTTTACGTCTAGAATCTAATTGATCTGGTAATGTATCTTTAATTTTGTTTGCTAGTTCTTGTGCGTATGAATTATATTTAATAGTAGAGTATTGTGCTGCATCTAATGCTGATTCTACTTTTGTTTCTGCACTTTGATAAGGTACTCTACTTCTACCAAAATACATTGTTGCTGCTTTAGCTGCTGCATATATACCAACACCTGTACCAAATCCTTTAGCTGTTGCTACAAGTTTTTCATCATCAGCTGTTAAAAACTGTGCTGTACCTACAACACCACCTATTGACGCTGCTTTAAATAATGTATTTTTTGCTATGTCTTTAGCATTTTCTACAGTTGGTCTAGCAAATGATGTTACTTCATTAGCTATTCTTGAAAATTCTGTTTCGTCTATTACTACGCCTACTTCTTTTTTTATATCATTTAAAATATCATCAACAATTCTATAAGAACCTTTATCTGTATATTCAACGCTATCTGCTAAATTTTTATTTTTATTAAGAGTATTGATCATAGATCTTTGTACTCTTTGTGGGTCTAGTCCTGTGTTTCTGCCTATGACTGCACCCATTCCTGCAAAACCTAATGAGAATATAGCTCCTGCTGTAGCTCCAATAGTTGTTTCTGCTGCTGTTCGCTTACCAGTGAACTCTCCCTTTTCTCCTAATTGGTAAGATGTAGAGAATACAAATGGTACACCTAGTGTAGCAATACTTCCTATTGCCATATCCATTTTAGCTGCTTCTCTTAATCTTGCTAATTCTTTTACTTGTGCACTAGCTTTTAGTTTGCCAAGTTCTGTAGTTGATTTAGTTACTTGAAAACTTTTAGAGTATTTAAGTCTAAGTGAATTAACTACTCCTCTACCTAACTTACCCCATCCTAATGGCATAAATAGTAAATATGGATCTGCCATAACCATGTTAACCATCTCAGCACCAAATAATCCTGGAGATTGTTTAATCATATTACCTATTTCTTTTAGGTCTATATCCATTGGCCCATCATCTAATAGATAACCAAAACGATTAAGTTTACGTTCAGCTTCTTTGTAGATTTTAGAGCCTTGTAGTTGTGGATTATTACGAATATAATCTAATGCTTCTTGAGCTTGTTTCTTTTTAGTATTACCTGTAGCCCATTGATATAGTGATGCTGGTAGAGATTCTTCCAACATTAAATCTAATGGGTTTCTTAGAGACGAAAAAAACCCTGGAGTACCATCTCTGACTGGTTCTTTTAAACCATCGTTAATGTTACTTACAGGGTCTTTTAATTTAAATTCATTAATATTGAAGTCATTGGCCACACTAGAATCCCATATCTTTCATTAATTTTTTCTGGTAGTCTATTATTCTATCGCCTTCACGTCTTAGTTTAGTGCCATCTCTTAATGGTCTTTTAGCAACTTTAGTTTTTGTACTAAATGGACTTGTTTTACTTTTACCAGTAAATTTATCCATAGTACTTCTAAATACATTATCAGATTTTAAACTAGCTGCTTTATATGCTTTCATAGCACCTTTATTTTTAGCTTTAAATACTGCAGGTTTAGATACTGATTTAGTTTGTCTAATAGTTTTTATACCTGTAGCTGTTCTAGCTCTAGATTGTTTAAGTCCTTTATTTAAAGATTTAAAAAATGTTTTGTTAGCTGTTTTTAATGCTAAACTTTCTGATGCTAAATCTCCAATAGATCTAGAAGATAAACCCATATATTCAGGTACATCACCTAGTACTTTTCTTTGATTAGCTTTAACTGTTGCTTCACTCATAACAGATGTAAATCTGCTAGGAGTTTTTTGTGGTTTAAGTTTTTGCAAACCTTTAAACTTTTTACTTATACCTTTTATTACAAATTTTTTAATCATTATTATCCTTCAAAATATTCTGGAAATCTATTTCTAAGAACTTTTTCAGCTCTTTGTCTAGATACCTTTTGTAGTTGTGGGTTAGATGCTAATAGCATATTAAATATTTGTGAATCATCATTAGATAGTACATTACCATCTGATGTAGGTATTATAATTTCAGGCCCTTTTTCTCCTACAACATAAGGTTTACCAGATTCTACTGGGCCACCTTGTGCTCTAAATACTGATTTTTTCTCTAAAGTTCCTTTTGTAAATGGCCCAAACCAACCTTTCTTTTCTTTAAAGTCTTTAGAATTTAACATTTCTTTAAGTATTCTTTCTTTAAAAGTACTATCAATAACTAAAGGTTTACCTGATTTGTTTTTCTTTTGTGCAGATGCAATACGTTTTTGATATTCAATTGCTATAGATTCTACAGCTCTATCGTAATCTGCTGTTGCATTTTCACCTTTAAGAAAACTAAATCCTTTTTCAAAAATATTAGGTTCAGCAATTTTAAATCTTTCTAACATTGTTTTCATTTCACCAATATCAGCTTGAGTAGCTTGTATAGGTTCTTGTTTTCTAGCTTCTATTCTGTCTTTAAATTCTGATGATATTTTAGCAGACTTAACAAAGTTATCTAATATACCTTGGTTAATAGTTTTACCATTAGCTGATGATTGCATTAATGCTAATCCTAAACTAAATGCAGGGTTAGCCATAAGTCCTTCAAAGCCACCTTTATCTTTCCAATTAGCTGCAGCTTTATCAAAGTCTACACCTGCCATGTTAGATAGCTTTTGCATAAAGCCCATATCTTCAGCTTGTTTAACACCTGATCCACCTGTAACAATAGGATCACTAGGCATACCCATAGGTATTTTACCAGTATTATTTACTTGTGCTTGTGCTTGTTTATTTTGTGCATCTGGAGTTAACATTTGTTTTGGTAAATTTAATGTTTTACCACCAATATTTGCTTGACCTTGTCCTGGAGGAAACATTTGTGTATTGAACATAGGTTTTTTAATTAATGGAGATTCACTTTTTCTATTCATTGTAGCATTAATTCCACTACCTTGTACACCACCAGCAGTATTTAATGAACCACCTTCTGTTGGCATATAATCTTCAAAACCATCAGTTTGTCCTTGGTTTTCTTTTTTCCAATCATTCCATATATCTAATAAACCCATTATAATATTCCTTTATCTAAACTTTTTTTTTTAAGCCAATCATAGTATGGACTATCGCTTACAGCTAATTGTGCTAATGGCCCATGATTTTTTAAATTATTTGTTACTTTTGTTTTTGCATCAGCATATGATTTAGCAAAATTAAATGTTGATTCTGTATTTTCTCCAATACTATTATACCATTTACTAGCTTGAGATTCATCTGGTGTAGTTTCACTAACTATATAAGAAGCTAATGGAGCTAGAGTATTCATTGTATCTCTATCACTCATACTTTGACCAACAGTATTTTTAAAAAAATTACTATTTGATCCATCTAACAATCCACCTAATTTATCTTCTACCCAATCTTTAGCATTACCAAATTTATCTGTTAGACCAGTTAAAGGATTAGTCATTTTATAACCCATAGCAGTAGATTGCTTGTAATGACCAAAAAGATAACCTGCTCCTGGTATTAATTGATTTAAACCTATACCAATAGCCATATTACTATATTTTGCCATTGGATTAATAGCTTCTTCAACATTTTTTCTATAATCTTGAAGTTCTTCTTTTTGTTTTGAATTAAGATCTATATCTAAATAATCTCCTGTAATATAATTTAATCTATTATCATTATCAGTACTGGTAGTATTAACATTTTTACTGGTATTAACATTTTTACCAGTTATAGTTGTTCCTTGAGATCCAGATGCTGGACTCCAACTTTGTCCTCCACCACCAGAATTTCCTCCTCCAGTATTAGACATATTATTAGAGGAAGTTCCACCAGAACTATTTCCACCATAATTTCCACCTGCTGATGCTCCACCAGCTGGGCCACTACTTCTACTTGATGATGAACTAGACGAGCTTGAATGTCCTCCATGATGTCCTGGCATTTAAATCCTTATATAATTATTGCTATAACTAAAATAACAACAGCAACTGCTATTGCTTTTTTATGTTCTGCCACAAAATGTGGTATATGTTGTTTTAATTTCATTATAATAGTCCTCCTAATAATCCACCAAGACCACCTACTGCTGCACCCATCATAGCTCCAGTGCCACCAGGAACCATCATATTTCCCATACTTGCTCCAGTCATAGCACCACCTGCAGCCATACCAAGTGCGTTAGGTTCTGGTGCTTGGCTTGTTCGTTGTTGTGTTGGCAATCCAAAAGCAATCGGTGCTACAGTATTATAATACTGAGCTAATGATTGTTGAGGTGCCATGTTTTGTTGTCTTTGTATATCTTCTAAAGCTCCACCTACTGATGTTAAACTAGGTACTCTTTGAGCTGTAGATAATTGTCTATTTCTTTCTCTTTCTAATTGTTGGAAAGCTAAAGGCATAGCTTTATCTGCTACTTGTCCAATAACTTGAGATTGCATTAATGGAGATCCAGGAGTTCTTCCTGCTCCACTAAACTGTCCAGCAACACTAGAATAAATATCCTTACCAGCTTGAGCAATCATAGGAGATAAGAATGGATTGGTATAGTTGCCTTGGATAGTATCTAATATTTGTTGATTAGCAGCTCCTGCCATAGTTTCCTGTGCAGCTAAACCTTGCATAGTTTGTGTAGTAGGGGCAACATATCCTGCTGCTCCTGGCCCTTGACCATATATAGTTCCTGCTTCAGATAAAATCTGATTTAATGCTGGTTCTGCTGGTGCATAAGGTTGAGTAATGTTAGTTGAACCACCTTGATCTCCTCCTCCTCCTGATGACATAATTTATTTCTCCTTTTTTTTTTCTAATAATATATGACTTTCTTTATAACCAAAAGGTTTTAGAACTTTCTTCCACCCAGGTCTTGCTACTAACTCTAATAAATCACATTTGTTTTGCCAGGCAAAATCTTCAATATGTTTTATTAAATGTTGCCATTTTTCACGATGCTTACCAGTCATAATTCTTATATTAAGACATCGTTGTAATGGTCTTTTTATTATTTCAGTAACTACTGTTCCATAATATTGTTTATCTTTTAGATTCCAAAGAATCCATAACTGCATTTTATCTTCAAGAATCCATTTTTTTATATGGTCTGCCAATGCATATCCATTAGATCTAGCTAATGCGTCTGCAATATCTTTAACGACTATAGGCCATACTTCTTCAATATTTTTTTTAGGTATTTGAACCAATTGCATTATGTACTTTTTTCGTCAAACAATTCTAATATACTTATTATTCCTGCTATATCGTTAGCAGTTTGTGCTTTTAATTTTAATGTATCTGCTGATTCTAATACTATAGTTCCTTTAGCTAAATTTTCAACTGATTTTGATCCTAAAGATACATGAGCTATTTCATGTTCTGCATTAGAATCTGAGGCATCTGTAGTAAATACTTCTACTTCATTAGCTCCACTATGAATGTTGGTAACTTGTATAGTTTTAACTAAAGCTGTTCTGTCTGTAGGACAAGTATATACAGTTGTTTTGTTTGTCGTTGTAAGATCAAACATAGCGTTTTTGTATAGATTAGCCATTTTTAGGATGCTTTACTTTAATTGCTTTAATAGCTTCATAGAACTCAAAGTATTCAGATTTTAATTTAGGATTCTGATCTATTGAGTGCCATAGCATATCTAGTTGATCTCCAATGCTAGGATAAACTCTATCTCTTTGATATTGATTAGCGTCATACTCTGCTTGTAGTTCTGTCATCTTAGCTTCTATGTCAGCTACTGGTATAGGTGTTGTTCCATTGTGCCATTCTATTTCACAAGTATTAATATCATCACCTCTAACAACTACTTCTGCATTAGGATTTATTTTTAAAATTGCATCTATAATCATCCAGCTATCTCCATTAATGTTAAATAATAAATACCATCAGAACCACCATTAGGATTAATTTCAATACTATTTCCATTAGCTGTAAGATGTTGCACTTTATAAGTTATTGATGATGTTGTATTGTGACTGCCATCATAATATTCCCAAATTTCTCTCCTAGCTGTTGATGATGCTCCTGTTTGCCATGCACCTTGATAAACTTCTAGGTCTGTTGAATCTCTTAAAAATTTAATTCTATGTTCTGTTCCTGTACTTGGCATATAAACTCTTGTAGAAAAACCAATATATATTGTGCTTGATGATGATACTGGAGTTATAGCTTTACTAATAACATCAGCGTAAGAAGTTGAAGTAGTTGCATGTTTAGTAGTTTGACCTTCTTTAACAACTTGCAAAATCTTTCCTTTACCAGAGTTTGCTCCTAATGTAATTAATGCCATTACTCTCCACCTCCATTATCTATTACTGTTCCACCATCTGCTATCCATTCTTGAATTGCTTGGTAATCTGTGTTTGCTTTGTTTAATGGTACAAATGAAACAACATCATTTGAGTAAGTAACTTTATAACAAGTTGCTCTACTACTATCGTCTAAATCATATATTTTTTCTACTGTGTTAATCATTATAACTCCGCACTAAAATTGTATGTTAAAACTCTTGGAACAGAACCATCACTACCACTTTGTTGCAATCTAATAGCATATTGTGATGTATCACTTACTGATGTATTACCTAATTCTCCATTACTAGTAAGAACTGTAAATGTTGGAGATGCTCTCATTGGAACAGGATATTGTTTGTACCCAACTCTAAATGCATCAGATACTCTGCCTGTTACTAATTGTAAATCACAATCATCAAAATAAAAATATCTTAAACATCTGTTTAAATTCGCATCATGTGGTAAGAACTCAAAATCAGATGCAGTTGTTCCAGCTTCTAATTGTACACCTGTAATGTACCATTCGTTTGATGTGCTATCTGCAAGGTTGACTTGACCTACTGCTCTGTTTGCGTTTGTGCTTGCACCCCAAGAAGTTTGTAAAGTTCCAGATGTATAAGTTGAACCAGCACCTAACCAAAATTGTATAAATAAACTTCCATTATTATCATTATCTAATGTTCCTGTTGTATCTCCAGCAAAAGTAATTGTTTTCTTTTCCCAAGTGTTAGCTGAATTAATTGTGTAAGATTTATTTATATGTCTGTCAGAATTATCATTATCAAGTAATTCACAAATATAAGTTCCAGTTTTATTTGATTTAACCCAAAATGAAGCAGTTAAACTTTTAGCAGATGAAGTTCCTTTTTCTAAATATTGTAAGTTTTGACCTTCAAATCTTTGTAAAAAATATAATTTATCTGAAGCTGCTGGAGAGGCATCAGCAGTTGTACAATCTAACTTAGTAGATTTAGCAAAACCTTGACCAGTTGGTACATCAGTTGATTGTGATTGTGTCCATGTTCCTAATGTTGTAACTACAGTTCTCCATCTATCAACTGTTGCATATGTAGCAGATGTAATAGAAGAAGTTGAAGTTCCTCTTTGTGCTATGCTCATATCACCATTGATGATGATGTTTCTGTGTGGATTTGGATTGTAAGCTAGTTTATTTGTAGTAACAGCATTAGAACCAATCTTACTTTCAGTTACTGTACCATCTGATGGTGTACCAATGTCTAATACATTACCTAGTATCTGAATAAAATCTATTACATCTCCTGTAACTAAGTTTTGAGAAAAGGTAATTGTTGAACCAGATACAGTATAAGAACTGCCAGGTTTTTGAATAACTCCTGATAAAGATACAATCATATGATTAGCACTTTCTGGGATTACATTCGCAGATCCTACTTGCATAGTGTATGCAGCTTGACCATTGACTACTGATATAGCATCACAAATCTGAAAGTTTCCTACTGTTGGTATCTTACCTATATATGCCATTAATTATCCTTTTGGATTTGCGTCTTTAATTGATTTAATTCTAGCTTTCCAACCATCTATATCTTTATAAATTTCGTCTAGCTGTTCTCCAATATCTCCATATAAAGCTTTTCT